TAACATCATCAATGACGTTTAATCCATATGGAGTAGGACCGTCTGGTCTTCTTTTTCTTACTTCTCTAATTTTTTTGATTTTTCTAGGGTCTATGTATCTTAATTCTGTAATACCTTTTCTTGTAGATTCTCTATCAATTACTTTATGATAATATACTCTACCGTCTACGTACCATCTTCTAAAGATATCGTGACCTTTTGTATTAAAGTTCATCAACCTTAATACTTCTTTAAACTCGTCTTCTATTTTTCTTCTAACTTCCTTACCGAATGGTAAGTTATCTAGGTTTATTCTTATTGCGTCTTTGAGCTCATTAGCAACAATTGACTCGTTGATAATATCCTCTATTGCCATATCGCATTCAGGATGCAATGCTATTTCTCTATAACGTCTGATAAGGTCGTGTTCAGTCTTTGACTGACCTTCCATATCCAAGTATTGACCATAATACCCACCAGCGGCGATGGTTTGTGTTCCATCATCCGCTTGTGGTTGTGTAAATGCTTGTTTTGGATCCGTAGGTTTTTTAACCCGAGTTATAGAAAATCCAAATAATTCAGCCATAATTTATCTCCTTAAAACTTTCAATACTATTTATAATGAAAGATTAAGTAGTTGTGTTACTTTCAAAGTATTGGAACGATAATGTAATACTTGTTTCTGATAAATCACCCTTAGCAGCGTAATCCAAAGGAATTGCGTTAATACTTGCAGGAAATACACCTCTTAAAGTGTATGACTTGATAGTATTTCCGTTTCTATCCAATTGGTCTACAAATGCGTCTACTTGGTAATCTACAGGATTTGTTAATCCTTCGTTATCAGTCATATTATTAATACCATTCATCCATCTTTCAAATGCATTACGCAATTTGAAATTAGTATCATTTATTACTTTGATATTCCAATCCGCTATTGTTCTATCTCCAGCGATTTTTATTGCTCTGCCTCTAAAAGGTACTTCAATCGTTGTGATTGCCATACCAGGTAGTTCAGCAGCTTGACATAAAAATGCTAGGTCTTCTATTTCTCCGCCAACTTGTGCGTAGCCAGGAAAAGGCATAACCACTTTATATTGGTTACTTCTTGCTCCACCGCCCGACAGTTTAGCTTTGAAATCATTTATGTTTGCCATTGTTTATTTCTCCCCTAAATTATCCTGCGACTTCTTCAAAAGAAACGCCTGTTCTTGTTGCAACGAATTGCAATGAGATAAAGTTGATACTTCTTGCTGGTTTTACAAATATTTCAGCAACAAATTCATTTCTATCCACTACTTCGCTTGTGTTGTTAGTTTCATCACAAACTACTAGGTAGTCTGTAATACCTCGTCTTCCTTGTACTTCTCTTAAAAAAGGTTCTACCATATTTCTAAAACCAGCTCTAGTGAATTCATCATTGAATTCAAATAGTTGGACTTTAGAAGCAGTTGAAATTGCCTTTTCTAAAATAATGAACAATCTTCTGACATTGACTCTATCAAATGCACTAGGTGTTTTCAATCCAGTTTTATCTCCGAACAATACAGTTCCTTGTCCTGGGAACGTAGTCACAGGATTTACTCTTGCTCTGTATAATTCATCTCTTTGAGATTGAGTTGGATTAAATGCTAGTTTAACTGCACCTCTAACGATACCTCTATTTAAACCTGCAGGTGAATACCAAGCGTCAGCAACCATATCAGTTCTTGCCGCTAGTCCTGCCATATCTCCGTTTAAAGGAACATATCTATAGACATCATTATATCTATCGTACATATATTTGTATCCACTATCAAAGAACACATAAGAAGATGAAGCAACTCCGTTAAAGAAATTTACAACATTATCTTTTTGTGTATTTGAATTTGACACATTAACTACATCACTTCTCTCTGGAGAAGCAAAAACTACTACGTCTTTTCTTTTCTCAGCGATTGTAATTAAGTTATCTATATGTGTTGCGTCACCAGCCCCTGCTATTAAAAGACCAACTTCTGTTGTTTCAGCGTCTTGGTATTTTTCATAAGCAGATTTAATTTGAGCAGTTGTAGCAGATGAACCGTCTGCACCATTTATTAATGATACATCACTAACAGACGCTACGTCTGTAAATGTAGTTCCAGCTGCTGCTGTGCCCCAATTTGAACCCGAAGCATTGTGGTCCATCCAATAAACGTAATTACTTGAATTGTAAAGTACGTCTGAATAGTAATTAGTGTCGCCTTGAGGTGATTTACCGTCTGAAGCTTTTGAAACTGCTTCAAATTTTTCTAGTACTTCGCCTTTAACGCCATTAATTCCACCATCTTCGTCAACGATTGCAATATGCATTTCGTCATTACTACCACCTCTTTGTTGAGAGTAAGCAGATGTTCCTGGTGCTTTGTTAAATAAATCATAATATCTCCATCTTCGTCTTACTTGAGCGCCATTTGTAATTGTCGCTTGTAATCCAGATGAGTCAGTTGTGCCATAGTAAGAAGGTTCTTCTTTTCGTACAATGTTCAAGTCATTAGTAGCAATACTAATAACTCTATATTCATATTCATCACCAAAGTTAACTATATCTCCAGCACTTATTCCTGTAGATGAAGCAACAGTTACAACAGTATCTCCGACACTTGTTGAAGCGTCTGAAACAGTTGTCTTGTTAACTTCTTCGTAAGCAGTAGCAGATGGACAAGAAGAAACACTTAAATTGTTTCCCCATACTCCAGCTGTTCTACTAGCCCACATTCCTACAGAAGCAGAACCGTCAGCATAGTTGTTTTGGTAATCAGTAGTATTTTTTATTACAAACGAACTACCACTTTCAGTTGCGTTTGAAACAGATGAATTCTGTACACGAACTACTTTCAAGTTATTTGAATATTGTAAAAAGTTTGAAGCACTAAAATAACTCTCAAAATTAGAGCTATCTGGTTTTCCAAACGTTGATACAAGTTCAGATTCACTACCGATACTTATAACTTCATCAAGAGGTCCTTTACTGAATTGTCCAGCAAAAGCTCCAGAAGAAGATGAAACGGCAGGAATAATTCTTGTTAAGTCTTTTTCCTGTACGAGAACACCTGGTGATACTTGAAATGCCATTAGGTTTTCTCCTTATAATTAGCTAATTAACTTCTCTATTTTCGCATATTCCGTATGTTTTCATACGACCATAATCAAAATTCATAACTATGGATATTTATATAAAGCTTGATTTAGAGCCCTTTTCTGACAACTGGATGCCAGACTGTTCCATATTCGTCTACTTCTGGTTTTTCCCAATCAGGTATACCATCATCTACAAAACCAAAAGGCGCCATATCTTGCTCTATTAATTTCTCTTGTTCTTCATATAGTTGTTGTCTGGCGTTAGTATTAGTCATTTCTTTGAAATAAGGTTGATTGGATAACCAGCCAAATAATACAAGGCAAGTCATTAAATCATCATTACAACCTTCTTCCGCTTGCCAAGAATTTCCTCTACGAGCATAAGTTGACATTTCTTCTATGATATTGAAGTCATTAATAATAACTTTATCACCTTCAATTAATGTTTTGATGTTAGAACAACCAATTTTTTTAATCTGTTTTGTCATACGAACACCGAAACCAGAACCTCTTCCACTATAACCAGCACCTAATATTTGACCTGCTCTTCCTCTTTGAGTAGTCATTAATATATTAGGATATTCTAATTCATAGTTTAATGATTCACCTATTTGTTGACCTATATCATTTGTTTCACAAAGAATATCTGCCTTGTTATATGCCTTGCAAGCTTTAGCTATTAGATGTGGAAATAGAATCGGTTTAACTTCATTACTTCTATATTTGGCAACAACTCTATAAGGCATTTTAGATACATCAAATATTAAAAATGCTGAATAATCTTTATCTACACCTCTTGCTACATCAACACAACAAACATAATTTCTACCATTTACAACTTTTTCAAATACATCTAAACCACCACTTGAAGTTAGTGCTGTCATATAAGGTGTATTTTTAATTTTTACTGGTGAAATTAAAGTATCTACTGAACCTAAAAATTCACACTCAAACTCTTGTTGGAATTGTTCCTGTGATGTATTACGTATAGTTGTTTCTTTCCACTTTTCATCTCTACCTGGTACTTCTGACCAATGTACTTCAATAGGCACATAATCATTTCTGTTGTTTTCAGCGTCTGTCCATAATTTATAAAATTGATTCATTCCGTGGGGAGTAGAAACTATAATAACTTTTGTAGTTTTACCTGATGTAATCGTAGGATAAACTGAACTAAAAAACATTTCTGCTATATTAGCAGGTACGAAAGCAAACTCGTCAAGAAATATTATATTATAAGAACCTCCTCGTATTGCACTTGAAGATGTAGCGGCTGCAATAATAGTAGATTTATTTTCTAATTCTATATTACCTTTGTTCCAATTGATAACACCTTGTTGTATATACTTTGGTAAGTTTTCATAAGCAAGTTGTAATCTACCTAATATATCTCTAGCAGTAGAAGATTTATTGGCAAGTATTGCTATGTTTGAATTTGGATTAAATATTGCATAGTGTAATAAGTATGCAATAGTTGTTGTTGATTTACCTGATTGTCTAGGTAGTTTGCAAATAGTAAATCTGTTTTTGTCAATTGTATGAACAATCTTCTTTTGAAAACCATACATACTAAAAGGTATAAGACCTTCATCTAGGGAAACAATTTTCATATGTTGCTCCATAAAATATATTGGGTCTGCTTTACATTTTTGAAATTCTACAATCTGTTCTTTAGTAAATTCAACTGGTGTATTTACTTTTTTAAGATTAGGATTTCCTAAATATGCGTCTGTTACACTCATAATACTATTTATCTTATTTTACTTTAAAAAACCAAACCAACCAGTTATGATATATTTTTCGTGTTCTTTC